TTTTAATAAATAATTTTCCGCATTTAGAACATTATATGGCAAATAGATATTATAAAGTTATTGCTAATAATGACGAAATAGGTAAAGATGAGCTTCATAATCCTATAGGTAAATCTGATATTTCATTTGTACCTGTTATTTCAGGTTCTGGTGGTAATTTTGGAAAAGTGCTTTTAGGAGTAGCTTTAATTGGCTTATCATTTACGCCTATGGGTGCAGGTTTATTTGCTGGTGGTTCTGGAGCAGGTTTAGCTGGTGGAGGAGGTTTAATGGGTGCTACTGGTCTCTATGCCGCAGGTGCTTATGGTTCTGCAGCTTTAGGCTTAATTGGTGCAAGTTTAGTACTAAGCGGTGTAAGTGGGATGCTGTTTCCAGTTCCAAAAATGCCTGAATTTTCAAGTGAAGAAGATCCTAGAATTTCATTTGGTTTTTCGGGAACTCAACAAACTAGCCGCGCAGGAACTCCAGTTCCTATTGTATATGGAGAAATTTTTACAGGTTCAGTAGTAATTTCTGGAGGTATAGATACGGAGCAAGTCCAGGCATGACAGATAAAAAGAAAATTATTCGTGGTTCTGGTGGAGGTGGTAATCCACCGCCTCCAAGACAACCTACAAGAACTCCTGATACACTTCATAGTAAGCAATTTGCTACTTTTTTAGATTTAATTTCTGAAGGAGAAATAGAAGGAAGCGCAAGTGCATCAAAAGAAGGAATTACAGATAATACATCTGATGCTTATAGAAATGCTTTTTTAAAAGATGTTTTTTTAAATGACACGCCTGTTTTAAAAGCTACTGCTTCTTCTTCTTTACCTACTACAACAGATTTTAATTTTCCTGATTTTCAATTTGGAAATTTTAAATTTAAAACTGGAACTGCTAATCAGACAGCAATACCAGGCATAGAAAATTCTTCTTCAATAACACCTGTTGGAGTAACTGTTACAAAAGCCACACCAGTTACGCGTCAAATAACTAATACAGATGTAGATCGAATTAAAGTAACAATAACTTTTCCACAAATACAAAAAGCAACTACAGAAGGAGATTTATTAGGTTCATCTGTACAATTAAAAATTTCAGTTCAATATAATTCTGGTGGTTTTACTGATGTTATTTCAGATACAATTACTGGTCGAACTGCTGATGCATATCAAAAAGATTATTCTGTTGATATTACAGGTTCTTTTCCAGTTGATATAAGAGTTTCAAGAATTACAGATGATTCTACAGATTCTTCTTTAATTAATGCTTTTCAATTTACAAGTTTTTCAGAAATAATTGATGATGCTAATACTTATGCAAACTCAGCTTATTTATCTCTTAGATTAGATTCTCAACAGTTTAGTTCAATTCCTAGACGGAAATTCCGTATTAGAGGAATAAAAGTAAGAATACCTGGAGCAGGTGCTTCAGGTTCAGGAACACCTACTGTAGATACAGCTACTGGCCGCATAGTTTATCCCGATGGATATATTTTTAACGGAGTTATGGGAGCTGCAGTTTGGTGTTCATGCCCTGCAATGGTTTTACTTGATTTATTAACAACAGAAAGATATGGATTTGGTACACATATTTCAGATTCAAATCTTGATTTATTTTCTTTTGTTACTGCTTCAAAATTTGCAAATACTCTTGTTGATAATGGATTTGGAGGACAAGAAGCTAGATTTTCATGCAATGTAAATATTCAAGCATCAAGTTCTGCTTTTGATCTTATAAATGAACTTGCAGGTGTAATGCGTTGTATGCCGATTTGGTCAACAGGTTCTATATTATTAGCTCAAGATTCTCCTAAAGATTCTTCCTTTCTTTTTTCACTAGCCAATATTTCTAGTGATGGATTTAATTATTCTGGGTCAAGTTTAAAACAAAGACACTCTGTAATTTCTGTAAGTTATTACAATATGGATTCACAGGATATAGATTATGAAGTTTTTGAAAATACTACATTATCAGCAAAAATTGGAAAAGTTGTTAAACAGGTAAAAGGATTTGCCTGTACATCACGGGGGCAGGCACAAAGACTAGCAAAAGCAATAGCATTTTCAGAGGCTAATGAAAGTGAATTAGTTACATTTACAACATCTATGGAAGGCGGTCTTATGTGTAGGCCTGGAGCTATTATTGAAATTAATGACCCTGTTCGGGCAGGTGTTAGGCGTTCTGGAAGATTAAAAAACGTAACTTCTACTACTGTTGTTACAGTTGACGATACAGAAAATACAGATTTACCAACAGATAATAGCCCAACTTTATCTTTAATTTTGCCTGATGGCACAGTTGAAACTAAAGATATTTCAAATATTACAAACGGAGTTATTACTGTTTCTTCAGCGTTTTCGCAGACACCTAACGCAAATACAATATATTTAATTCAAAATTCTACTGTAGAATCACAAAAATTTAGAGTAATTACTGTAGAAGAAACTGATTCAATAAACTATACAATCACTGCTCTTTCTTATATTGATAATAAATATGCATTTATAGAAGACGGAGAAACTTTACCTGAAAGAAATGTTTCTATTTTAAATCAATTACAACCACCGCCTTCTAATCTTTCAGCAGTAGAAACAATAGTTCCAATTAATAATCAGGCTGTTTCTAAAATATTTCTAAGTTGGCAACCTATAGTAGGTGTTATTGAATATCAAGTTAATTATCGTTTTGAAAATGGTAACTATTTTTCAGAAAAAATTTCAAGACCTGATTTTGAAATAATTAATAGTCAACTTGGAACTTATGAATTTCAAGTATTTAGCTATAACATAAACGGACAACTTTCAGCAACATCTAATGATTTAACTTTTATAGCTATAGGAAAAACTGCTCTACCTTCTGATATTACTAATTTAACAGCAGAACCAGTATCGGAGCAATTTACAAGATTAAGATTCGATCAATCAACAGATGTAGATGTAATACATGGAGGAAATATAGTTGTTAGACATACACCTGAAATAGCAACAGTAACAGCAACTTTTGAAAATTCTACTGATGTTATTCCAGCACTTGCAGGTAATATTAGTGAAACTTTAGTCCCTGCACTTTCGGGGACTTACAGCGTTAAAGCAAGGGATGACGGTGGAAGATTTTCAGAAACTGAAGCTCGGATTGTAGTTACAACACCAGAATCACAACCACAATTAGCTTTTCAAACAAGACGTGAAGATACAGATAATCCACCATTTCAAGGAGAAAAAACCAATGTTTTTTATCAATCTACTTTTGATGGTTTACTTTTATCAGGAACTACATTATTAGATGCTGTTACTGATTTTGATGCTTTATCAAGTGTTGATTTTGCTGGACCAATTGCATCAAGTGGTAGATATGAATTTGCAAGTGTTTTAGATTTAGGTGCAGTTTTTGTTTTAAATCTGCAAAGAATTTTTCAAACTGCTGGTATTTTAGTTAATGATTTATTTGATACTAGAACAGGTTTAATCGATACTTGGACTGATTTTGACGGCCAAAAAGCTAATGCTGTGAACGCTGTTCTACAAGTTGCTACAACTCAATCTAACCCTTCTACAACTGTAAATGGAACTTATGTATACGCTGGATTATTTATTACTATTGAAAAAAGTAGTCATGGTTTTTCAGATAATGACCATTTTATTGCTACATTTACCTCAGGTTCTGGTATTAGTGGAGAATTTAAAGTTTCAAGCGTAACAAATACAAATGTTTTTGTTGCAGAAAAAGTAGATGACCCAACCTCAATATCTTCTTCTGGAAATGTTACTATTGGTGTTGCTTTTACTAGATTTAATAACTTTATAAATGGAGAAACAAAAGGAAGAGGATTTAAATTTAGAGCATTACTTACAACGTCTGACCCTGCCCAAAATATTAATATTACTCAGCTAGGATATACTGCAACATTTAAACCAAGAGTAGAAAACAGTATAGAAAACACAGGTGCTACTAATGGCGTTTTTGCATCTGGTACTAATACAAAAACAGTAACATTTCAACATCCTTTTTTCTCAGGAACTGTAGATATAAGTGGTAGTGCTTCAAAATTTTTGCCAAGTATAGGAATCACTTTACAAAATGCATCTCAGGGTGATTATTTTAATGTCCACACAATAACAGGCACAAGTTTCCAAATTGATGTTAGAGATAAAAACAATAATTTTGCAAATAGGAATTTTACGTATGTTGCAAGTGGTTTTGGTAAAGGAGGTTAAATATGACTATGCTTTATTTATTAAGTAACCTATACTTAAAAGAAAAAGGTTTGTAATGGCAACACATGATTATATAATTGCGAACGGAACTGGAAGTGCCGTAAGAGCTGATTTAAATAATGCTTTAGCAGCTATTGTTTCAAACAACTCAAGTTCTACAGAGCCAGCTACAAAATATGCATATATGTGGTGGGCTGATACTAATACTGGAATACTTAAAATAAGAAACTCAGCCAACAATGGATGGGTAGAGCTTTTACAACTAGACGGTACTTTGACTCTTGAGGATGGCT